GCCTTCGCCTTCAAACCCAGGCGGTGCGCCTTACGTTATTTTGCGGGACTTTCCGACCAAACACGAAATACTCGAACTTCTTCGTTCCGGTTATTATGATCTTAAAGATGATGACATTGAGGAAAAGATTAGAGGCGCTGCACAAGTTAGCTCAGAAGAAAGCGACACAGAGCAGCAAAAGGATGTCTTTGCTGGTAAACAAGAAGACATCGGGCTTATCAAAGACAAAACGCACGGGCGTCTTACGCGCCTTCTTTGCTTTGACAAATATGACATTGACGGCGATGGCGTAGAAGAAGACGTTGTGTTTTGGGTTATCAAAGAAACAAACTCTTTGGTAAGAGCGCGGCTTCTTTCAGACATAAACCCCGGCATACCACCGCGTCGCCCGATCTTCGGTGAATCTTTTTACCCCGTGCAGGGCCGCTATGCCGGTATCTCCCTGTTGGAATCTATGGAAGGCGTTCACGATGCCGTTAAGGTGTTGCTCGATCAGGTTGTTAATGCCAATGATTTATCCATAGCAAGCCCAGGCTTTTATCGCCCCGCAGGAGGTGCAAACCCGGAGCAATTACAAATAGAGCCTTATTCGCTTGTTCCTTTGCAAAACCCAGACCAAGACATCACCTTTCCTAACATCGGTAATCCACAGGCAGTTTCTCAAGGGTTTAACCTGATGTCGATGCTTGGTGCTTGGCAAGATAAATCGACAATGGTATCCGACATGAGCTTCGGGCAGGTTCCGTCCGGCGGGTCATCGGCCCTTCGTACAATCGGAGGAATGTCCCTTTTGCAAGGACAGGGTGAATCCCGCCCGGAGCGCATCCTTCGTCGCTTTTTTATGCTTCTTACATCTATCTGGGAGCATATCCACAGGATGAACCAGTCGTATCTTTCAAAAGACAAGCAGTTTCGTGTTACCGGAACACCCCCAAGCGGAAGCGATCCTTACATCAGCATACCTTCGAGAAATTTTATTTCTGGGCGCTTTCAGTTTGAGTTTGCGGCCAATGTTTTTAATACATCAAAAAGGTCTTTGCAGGATAGTTTAGGCGCGGTAATGCAATCTCTTGTATCTGGAATTGCACTACAAACAGGCATTTCTACGCCAGATACAATTTATAATCTTTTGCGTGATTTTACGATGGCTCAAGGGCAGGACGCTAATCGCTACATGAACGCGCCCAATCCCAAACTAAAAGGCCCAACACTTTTTGCTGAAGAGGCTATGACGCAAATCTTCCGGGGGCAGCTACCTATTGGTGAACCAGCAGAGCAGAACGGATACGCAGAACATTTGCCAAAAATGGCTGAACTTTTTGGTCAATACCAAGCTGAACTGCAAAAAGGTGGCCTTGCTGTTCCTCAATTACAGCAACAACTTCTCCAAGCGTATATGCAAAGAGCGCAGCAAGGCGCACAAGCAGAGCAGCAGGAGCAACAAATGCTTGCAGCGGCGCAACAATTCCAGCAAGGTCAGCAGGGTCAACAAGGACAGCCTGGAGCGCCAGTGACAAACCCACAAGCACCACCAACGCAGCCACCACCTGTTAGTGGCCCGAATGAAATGATTGATGAAACTTTGCCGGGAGCAGGCGGCGGAGCAAACACAGGAGCAATGTGATGCCTAAAGCAAAACCTAAAGCGTCTTTACGATTAAGAAAAGAACTTCAGTCCGCCCAACTTACCGAACGTGAGCTTAATATGCTAAAAAACTTAGCAGGAAAAGCTCTTAGAAAACCAAGAATAGCCGCAAAGGCTGCTGGGGCAGCTAGAAAACGCGGCAGCAGACCCAAAAAATAATAGATTTTAAGGAGCAATGTGATGGCTAAGGCTAAACGGAAATCAAATACCCCAAGGAAAGGGGCTGGTCTAGTTAAAGATAGCGGGGCCGCCGTTACCGAATCTGAGGTTAGAAAAGCACTGTCGAATTTATCGGCAAAAACAATAGCAGAGATTGCAGGTGCTGTTACTGGAGGCCCTGCGCTGAAAGCTGGTAAAATGTTAGCAAAGCAAGCGGGCAAAGGAGTAAGAAAGCCGCGGCTGGGAACGCAAAGAGCTTCAAGTCTTCGCAGGCTGGGGAGAATGCAGCGCGGTAACTCCAAAAAGTAATAGATTTTAAGGAGCAATGTGATGCCTGGGCCAAAGTTAAAAATTAAACGAAAAAAAGGCACCCCCGCTCTGAACGTAAGGGGCGGCTTTTCAGCAGCAACAGGAGAGCAAACAAGAGGCCGTGTTGAAATTAGTAAGACTATAAAGCCTACCAAGCGAACGACTGTTGAGCCTTATGCGGGTGCAGAAATTAAAGAGTATAGGAAGCCTAATTATACTGGCGGAGTCAGGTTTAGGTGGACATTTTAAGGAGGAATAAATGCCTAAAGGACCAGGAACCTATGGGTCTAAAGTTGGACGGCCCCCTCGTAAGCCTAAGCCATCTCGCATTCGTAAGCCTAGGCCGCGAATAAACAATAGCGCTAGAAGCACTTCTCGCAGAAACCCAATGAAATATTAAGGAGGAATAAATGCCAGAAGGACCAGGGACTTACGGCTCTCAAGTAGGAAGGCCACGTAAGAGAAGGCCACGTAAGAATAGCAGTGATCCAAAGAACCCGATGAATAGGGAGACTACTGCGGGGACATCAATAACGAAGGATGGAAAGCCTTATTCTCCGACTTATAGAAATGATGCCGACGCTGATCAGGCTCCCACAACTCCTAATCAAGGACTTCCCAAAAGGGGTAAAAAATCTAATTGGCCTGGAAATTAATTTATGACTTACTCTAAGTCTCAATTTATTGATTCTAAACGTCTTATCCCTCAAACAATTAGGGAGAAGGGGCGAACGCTTCAGGCCATCCAACAGGCAGCGGTAAAAGCTGAAATTCTCACGGGTGATGAGAATTGGGATAACTTTCTTTCATATCTACAGGCTACAACTAGAAATGCAGCCGAAGCGCGTGATCGCTACATGAACGAAATAGCCTCACCGCTTTTGGTGGATGGTAATGAAATGCGTTTAAAGCAGATAGCTATTATCAGACTGAATGAGCGCATTGCCACCCTTCAAGCCGTTATGAATATTCCAAAAGAGTTAAAAGAGGGCGGAAAAGAAGCTAGTAAAGATTTGGAAAAACTTGGCGATCTTGAAGAGAAAGATGTTGCTGCGTGAGAATTGAAACTCGCATCTTACGCCCCGCTGAAAGGTTGCTGCCAATCGAGGTTGAGCAGAAGATACGGCGCATGTGCGAGTCTAACTTTAGTGGTAGTTTTCAACTCAACATAAAGGATGGGGTGATAGTGGGTTTTCATTTAGAGGAAATTGTAGTATTACGCCCTTCGGATAGAACTAAATAGAGTATCAAAGTAGGTCATTGGACAACCCAAGCCTGCCCCAGCGATCCTGGTGCGGGCTTTCTTTTTGGGGGATAGTGTGTCGGAAACACAAGTAGAAACTACAAATTCTTCAACTGAAGCTCCTGTTGCCGTCGCAGGCGATGACTCTAAAAAAGAGTCAGAAGACCGCCAGCAACAGGCTTTTTCTACTTTCCAGGACGAACTAGCTCGCCTCTCCGGCAAGCTGGAAGGGATCGCCGAGGTTGTAAAGTCAAACCCCACGACTTCTGCTTCGGCGACCCCCCAGAAACAGGCTTATACGCGCAGTCAACTTCGCGAAATGGTCAACGCAGGAACCATTACAGAAGATCAAATGGATGAGCAGCTAGAGATACAGCTTCGAGAATCCATTACAGCCAACGCAGAAGCTCAGACCGATGCGAAACTTCAGAAAGCAACAATTCAAGGTAAGGTTTTGGGGCAAATCGACTCCTATATGGAGCGTAATCCAAAGCTCAAAGACAAATCTTCTCCTATATATCAAAGGGTTAAAAAGGCCTTTAACGAGTTGGTAGAATTGGGGGACGACGCAAGCTCAATGACTACTGAGCTTAAAGCCCTTAAAATTGCTTTAGGCTCTAACGCTCCCATGCAAGGCAAAAGAAAAGAGCCGGACACCTTTGAGGATACTGGAGGTTCAGGCAGCGCAGAGCGTTCAGATGAGTCTGATTCAGGTTGGGCAAAGGGTTTAAACGCGGGACAGCGTGACTATTACAAAACAATGCTTACCAAGGGGCTTTTTAAGGGCTCTGACGATCCTAATTTTAAAGCAGAAATAGAGATCGCACGAAAGAAGGCCGCTTGATGGCAGCACTTCTCAAATTGGTAGAGAAGGAAAAAACCCCCAAGGGCCGCGAGGAGCTTTCTCGCGCTACCCCTGGAAGGCCACGGCGCTCTGTCGCTGGCTCTTACATTGATGACCTCGCCGCACTCCGTAAAGCAATATTACTCACTCCTGACGAGGCCAAGAAGTTCAATGCGGAATCCGTGGGATACGCAGTCCCGCGAGAGAGTGATGATTTTTGTTACGTAACTGGATATTCCGATGCCTCTGGCGAAAGGTGTAATCGGAACGGCATTCTGTTTCTTCCAAAGGAGAACTGAAAGATGAGATACGCTGGACGCTTAGGTGGAGGCACCCCCACCATTATAAAATATCAGGCAGGTGAAACTTTTCCCTCTAACGGAATTCCTGCTGAAGTAGCAGGCGGGGGTGGTTCCGGCCTTCAAATGGTCGAAACAAATACCGCGCTACAAGTTATCGGTTTAGCACTTGACTCCGCTACAATATCAAATGCTCAAGCCTCTGATGGGTCAACTACTTCCCGTCTTCTTAGTGTTGTTGTGAATCCTGACGCAATTTTGCGTTCAAAACTTTCTGGTAGCGCTACCAACGATACTGCGATTACTGCTGGAACGGTGGACACAGCCAACACAGACGGTCTTGCTTGTTCTACTGATGTTAGTTTTTCCTCTCCGAGCCTTGATGAAGGTTCTATTCTTGCAGCTACCGGCCCGAATGCTGGGTTTTGCCGCAAGATTACATCATTGTCGGGCGCAGACGCAGTTTTCATTGCTGCGTTTCCTAAAGATTCCACAACTTCTGATACGGTAATTGGGCTTCCTTACGGATTCCACGGGGACGAAGCTACTGGATACAGCGCAATGGACAATCAGTATGTCCAACTTACCGGCACATTCGATCAGGTTAATATGTCCGTTGCTGTAGATACCGACAACGTAAACTTTCTGCCGTTTAAACTGATTACCCCGGCAGACTTCTCGAAGGTTCTAACTGATCTTCAGATTGACCTTCTCCACTACGATCACCTGTACGGTGGTCAGGTCGCTTAGTAACCTTTAGGGAGTAAGGAATATGGCTGCTGTTAGTACGAATTTTGCAGATTTACTTGATCCAAGATTCGAGAAAATCTTTAATGAGTCAAAAGACCGGGAACAAGTCAAAGACATGATCCCGATGTTCTTTGGTTCACCTGCCGACAACGGACGCGCAGATGTGCGTATGTCCTCAGTCGGTGCCTTTGGTGACTTCTCACAGTTCTCCGGCTCGGTGGACTATGATGACGTTTCCCAGGGATACGATGTTACTGGAACGCACATTGAATTTACGAGCGGCTTCCAAGTCGAACGTAAACTCTTTGATGATGACCAGTACAACATCATGGACAAGCGTCCTGCTGGTCTTGCTCAAGCGGCTACCCGCACACGGCAAAAACATGCAGCACGTCTTTTCAACAACGCATTTAGTGTGGATACTTTCTTCCAAAGCCACTCTGAAGGCGTAGCGTTATGCACCAACTCGCACACGACTACGGCGTCTGGTGTCGATACCTCTGATGGGTTCGACAACCTTCTTACCTCGGCGTTGAGTGCGACACAGTTGGCGACAGCGCGTATTCAGTTCGTGAATTTCCGTGATGATAGAGGGAACTTTTTCAATAGTGTTCCTGACACCATTGTTATTCCGCCAGACCTTTACGATACCGCATACGAAATCGTGAAGTCGCGTGGAAAGCCGGACACGGCAGAGAATAACGCTAACGTTCATGAGGGTGCGTATCAGGTAAAAGAGTGGATCTATTTGACCGACTCTAATAACTGGTTCCTCACTGACTCATCTGCTCAAAAGCAACATGCTTCTTGGGTTGATCGTATTCCGCTTGAGTTTGCGATGGCGGAAGACATCGACACGATGGTTGCTAAGTGGCGGGCGTATATGCGCTATATGTGGATGTGGGATCAGTGGAGGTTCATCCTTGGCTCACAGGTGAGCTAATGGCGAACAAATTCTACAGTGAGCAGATTCATGGCAAGGCCAAGACTGGTTCTGGGCCGAGCCCTGGGTTGCAAAGTGGTTCTGGTACGACAGAGTTTAAGGTCAAGCAGGGGTGGTCTGACGGCCTCCCCGGCAAGGCCGGACCTGATCGTTCAGGAGGTGTTAAGAAAGCAAAGGTGTATTCCTCATCCGAGGGGTTATAAGAACCTTTAAGGAGTATTGAGATGCCCAAAGGCAATAGTTTTCGCAATAATTTCTGGTCCTATGATCTTGCTGGACGAGTCGTTCTTGGCAAGGTCGTTTTTGTAGACTCAGGCGCAAGTAATGCTTCAGACGGTAATGATGGCCTTAGCCCTCAAACCGCATGTGCAACCTGGGATGGCGCTATTGGTAAATGTACCGCCAATAATGGCGACCACATTATTCTGCTTCCAGGCCACTCTGAAACTATCTCAGGGGCCGCTGGTGTAGCTCTTGATGTAGCTGGCATTACAAGCATCGGCGTTGGACACGGGGCAGCTCGCCCGTCCTTCAATTTTACTGCCACAGACTCAACTATTACTATTTCTGCGGCAAGCAATTGGGTTGAGAATATTCTCATCACAGGTGGGATTGATGCGATAGTGAATACTGTTGTTATTTCTGCTGCGGATTGCACCTTAAAAGGCTTAACCATCCGCGATGTTACAGGGCAGATGACAGATTCTATCCTAACTACTGCCGCTGCTGATCGTCTTCACATTACAGACTTTCGCCACGAAGGCGCGGCTGCTGATGGTGGAGACAGTGCAATTCTTCTTGTCGGCGGTACGGATGTTCATATTGAAAACTTCCATATCGTCGGAAACTTTGACACCGGAGGCATCGAGTCCATCACTACTGCTCAGACACAGGTAAGAATAAATGATGGGTATATTTGGAATCAAGGTGGCGAAGATTTAGCTATCAGCCTTCTTACTGGATCGACAGGGAAGATCGGTCCGAACATTGACATTATGCTTACTGATAATGCCGCAAACGTCACTGAAGCTGTTGCGTGTGACGCAGCTCACTTCTTCCAACCTATTAGAATTTGTAACTTGGCTGGTGAAGTTGCGCTCGAAACAAACATTACAGCTTCAACTGACGCATAAGGCTAATAACGGGAGTTCCTATGCCTGCTAAAAACCTTCTTCGACCAAATCAAGTTGAAGAGACTAAGCGTGAGCTTTCTCAACTTGATGGAATGTTAAACTCCGCTCCTCACGAACGTCGGCACATTACCGACATCGGGGGGATGAAAAGGCGGCGTGATAGAATTGCAGCCCAGCTAGAGGCGGAAACTCCTCGTCCTTACGCTCCCAATGAGCGTGACCAAGCTGTAAGGCGGTTCAAGAAGTTGGCAGAAAACATCAAAGAGGGAATGCCTTCCTCTGAGGTGATGCGGCGTAATCCTCCTGGGGCGGTACAGCGAAATCTTTGGTGGCATAAGAAAAACAAGGAAACCATTCCTGAGTATAAGAACATGGCTCTTCGCCTTTTAGCAGGCGGAGACGAAGTTCTTGATCCTTCAGTTGGTGATGCGGCGGTTAACATTGAGATGCTTCGGCCTCATACGACTTCGCATGACATGGCTATGGATGGAGCGCAAATTCCTAAAGAGCAGGAGATGCACCTTAACGAGGTCAACTCCGTTACCTTTTCGGAAGAGCAGGTAGAAACTCTCACAGAAATTGATCCTGAATTGGCGAGCCAGCTCGCACTTCTTTCAGGCGATCAGCGCTTTGCTGTAAAGGAAATGCTTTCCCGTGTTCTCGGAGTGGTTGAGGAGGAAAAAGAAGTAGAGGTTTCCTCTACTGACATTAATCCCCTACCAACATCTGCGAATATGAAAATTAACGAACTTCGCTCTATCGCTTCCTCTAACGGTATAAAGTCGTTTCAACGTACAAAAGATAACCTTCGGGAAGAGCTTATCTCGAAAGGTTTAGTTAGGGAGTGATAACAAATGGCATATGCTTGGACTTTTCAAGCCCGGTTTGACGGCGGGTCTACTCCCTTTGGGTTTGATTCTGAAGCTGACACTGACGGCATTTTAGATCTTGCCCATTATACAACATTAGCGAAGTACCCCTTTAATCATTGCGCTCCCTATGAAGGTGCTTATGCCCTTCGTATAGAGCCTAGTGGCGGGACCAATGTCGCAACACTAACTGAAGCCGACATGAATATTGCTGATGACGGTACGAGCTTTTTTCGCTTTCCGCTTTATTTTGGAGATAATTTTACGGCTACGGCAGATGATGTTTGCGCCCTTTTTGAAC